TTCTAGCCGGAAAAGGAGCAGGTGTAAAAGCCTGCTCTTTTTCTCTTGACAAATGTGTTATACATATTTATAATGTGTTACAGAATATTTATTCGCACAAACTAAAACAGGAGAACACATGACTATAACTGTAAAAATCAGAAAAACAGAATCAAAATATTTACCCGGTGAATATTCCGCGTTTCTTTCATTTCAATATAATGCTGACATTATAGATGAAATAAGACAATTCAAAGATAGAGCATGGAATAAATCTACAAAAGAATGGGAAATCACACTTAAGGAGTTGAGTGACTTCATATATGTATTCTATGATTGCACATACGATATCAGTGGTACATATGTAGATTTGTCCCCTAAACAGGCTATCGTGCCTACTGATTTTGAGTTTAAGACAGTACCATATCAGCACCAGATAGACGGTTTCAATTATGGCCTCACTCATAATAAGTGGTTACTTGCAGATGAGATGGGTCTGGGAAAGACAAAGCAGGTCATTGATATTGCAGTGGCAAAAAAGTTAGAGTGTGGATATAAGCATTGTCTTATTATTTGTGGTGTAAACGGTCTGAAATGGAATTGGGTAAATGAAGTACATACTCATTCTAATGAGGACGCCTACATTTTAGGACAACGCATAAAAAAGAGTACAGGAACTCTCCAGATTAGTTCCAACAAAGAGAAGGCTAAAGATGCGTATGAAATATCAGATAATGAAAATTATTTCATTATAACTAATGTGGAGAGTTTGCGTGATGAGAATATAAGAATAGCATTAGAAGAAGCAATAGAAAATGGGGAGATAAATATGATTGCGGCAGATGAAGTTCATAAGATGAAGAATCCATCTAGTCAGCAAGGAAAAGCATTTATAAAGTTAAATGCAGAATATGAGATTGCGTTGACTGGTACTCCTCTCATGAACTCGCCGCTCGATTTATATATCATATTGAGATGGTTAGGTATTGAAAAACACGCTTTCTATTCATTCAAACAGTATTATTGCATAATGGGTGGCTATGGTGGATATGAAATTATAGGCTATAAGCATCTGAATGAACTTGAGGAACAGATAGACGATATCATGCTCCGCAGACTTAAAGCAGATGTACTAGACTTGCCTGAAAAGACATACATAAATGAGTATGTAGATATGCTGCCGAAGCAGGCACAATTATATAACGAGGTAAAGAATGAGATTATCGCAAACATTGACCTAATCAAGTTTTCTGATAATCCACTCGCTGAAATGATTAGGTTAAGACAGGCAACAGGATATACAGGTATTCTTTCAAGTGAGATTCAATGCTCGGCAAAACTTGATAGACTTGTAGAACTTGTGGAAGATTCTTTAGAGAATGGAAAACAAGTGATTGTGTTTTCAAACTGGACACAAATTACAACAGAAGCAATGGATAGATTGTATCAGTATAATCCTTTGCAGATAACTGGTGATACACCTGACACATTAAGACAGATAAATGTAGATGATTTTCAGAACGGTGAAAGACAAGTTATAGTTGGCACATTTGGTGCAATGGGAACAGGAATAACACTTACTGCTGGTTCAGTAGTTATTTTGTTAGATGATCCTTGGACTATGGCAGCAAGAGAACAGGCAGTAGATAGAGCATATCGAATTGGTACAACAGACAATATAACAATCTATACTCTTATGTGCAAAGGTACAATAGATGAAAAAGTGCATGAGATTATAGAAAGAAAGGGAGCCATGAGCGATATCATGATAGATAAAATGAATGATATGGACAAAGCAGAATTGGTAGATTTCTTATTAAGTTAAGGGAGGGATTATGGAAAGCAGAAAAATCAAAATAGAGGAACTAGCATTTTATATAGATTCCTCTACACAAACAATCAACACATGGTATGCTTGGAAGAGAACTAATCCAAAGCATGAATTAGCAAAACTATTACCTGACCCAATATATGTGCAGAAAGGAGGGCGAAAAGTAAGATATTGGGATTCAAATGATATAGGCAAGATAATAGAGTTTAAGCACAGTTTACCACACGGAAGAAACGGCATACTTGGTGAGATAACAAATCGCAAGTACAGAAAGAAAGGAGTTACAAATGGCAAGAAAACCTCTCGTAAATAGTGATTCTTTCAAGGCTGGCACAATCATTACTGATACTGAAAAGGATAAAGAAAGAGTCCAGAAAGAATCAGAATTGACTAAACTGGTCAATGATTATATCAAATTCAAGGCAGAGTATGATGAATATGATGCCATTGTAAAGGCTTTGAATAGTCAGATTAAGAAACTGATGATGGATTCCAATCTTGATTCTTTCAGTACACCGCAGGGCGCATCTGTGAGTTTGAGTATTGCAGAAAAGCGTTCCTTTGATGAAGCACCTATGATTGCTTGGATGAAGTCCGAAAATGTTGCTCTTGATTCTATCAGAACAAAAGAGTATATTGATTCCGACATTCTTGAAGAAGCAATCTATAATGGCAAGATAGAGGCGAAGGATCTTTCAAAAATGAAGGAGTTTGAAGTAGTAAAGAAAACTCCTACGTTGAGGATCAATAAAAAGAAAGGAGCATAGTATGTATATTGATTCTTTTCTAGCGGGTATCCTTTTTACATTACTTGTAGAAATGTCAGGACTTATCCTGATGGCAATCATTAATCATCATAGGAGGAAATAAACATGGCTTACAAAATTCAGGGAGTAACAACAAAAATCACGGCAACAAGCAGGGCTTCTATTAAAGTGAGAGATAATTATTTCACAGTAGAAGCTACGGAAGAGAGAGAACTTCCTGAAAGTGCAGATGTAGATGCTGAATGGAAAGCACTCTTTGATTCCGTCAATGATGTTATAGATGCACAGGCAGAAGATATCTATAATAATATTGGGGGAAAGAAATAATTCCTCTTGCATTGTAGTAAATAGTATGCTATAGTGCGTATATGCTCATAAAAATCGAATGAGAACGATCCTTCGTAAGATGAGATACGATCCATTAACCTTTATGGGCGAATAAAATGGCTGATGTATGCCGGCGTCAGTCGGAAGAGAATCAGCCAGCAAAGATACTCTCAACCTCGAGGTTCGGCATAACTTTGAGGTTGGGGGTTTTCTTTTACACCAACAATAAAGAAAGGAGTTGAACATGGCAACATTTAGAGTAAACAAAACAGATAACTATACTGTTATGAGTAATTATCATTTACGGGATAGAAACTTATCTCTTAAAGCAAAAGGTTTACTTTCTTGGATGCTTTCTCTTCCGGAAGACTGGGATTATTCTATAACTGGTATTGTGTCATGTCATAAAGAGGGTGAAGATGCTATTAAAAGCGCATTATCTGAATTGAAGAATAATGGATATCTTATAGTATTAAAGTTAAAACCGGAATCTTATATAGATAGTGACGGTAATAAAATCATTGTTAGAAAACAGATAGAGTATGAATATAATATATATGAACAACCTACTACTATTCAAGATATAGAAAATCAAGATACTGGTTTTCAGTCGCTTGATTTTCAAGATGTTGGTTTTCAAGCGGTAGGTTTTCAAGATACTGAAAACCAAACACAAATAAATACTAATATAACAAATACTAAAAAAGAAAATATTGAAAAAGAAAATACTTATAAAAAAGCGCAGGCCAAGCCTGCGTTTGCTGGACGTTCTTCTAAAAGAAACTTCTCTCAGGATTCTCTCAAAGATTCTTTAGCAAGCGGAAAAGAAATAGATAGTCAGCAGAAACGAAAGAAAGAAAAGCCTATTATCAGTCAGTTATGTTTAGATGAGATAGAGCGAGAAAGTTACGGCTTCGATTCAAAAACAAAACAGTTGTTAGTTCAGTATATAACATTTATTACAGACAGTACCACGAAAGATGCTAGACGGGTAAAAACATTAGGTATGTGGCGAAAGAAATTATCCGATTTACTGGACTTATCTAATCGTGATAATATGCTTATGCAGAAAATTATAAAGCAGAGTTTGGATAATAAGTGGTACAAGTTTGTTGATTATGAAGAAGTAAATAAGAAAGCATATAGTCAGAATAAAGCAACAAATGACCACTTGATTCATCAGCAACATAGCGGTGAAGAAGTGATAGCAAGAAGAATAGCGGCTGGTATGCCTGTATATTGAGGAGAAACTTATGGCTTATAGTGGAAATGCTGATTGTGAATTTGTTGAATATTGTGGCGAATGTAAGTACGCCGATTCTGATAAGATTTGTTTGCGAAGGCCTGGATTTAAGGCACAATTAAGATTAAGCAGACTGCCTGCTTATCAGTGGCAAAATTTTAAGCTGATACCTGATGAGATAGATGTTCCTGCTTATGAGAAGTTAGCCAGCATAGCAGAAACTATAACAGACAGAGTGCAGACATTAGGTAGTAGAAATCTTGTCATATGCGGTGATAATATGGGCAACGGCAAGACTACATGGGCAATAAAGTTGCTAAAATATTATTTGCATGATATCGCGTGGGAAGTATATAATGATGAGTATGCTCACGGCGCTTTTGTTCCGACTTCTCAATATGTGCTAGATGCAAAAGATTTTAGTTACGGATCAGCACACAAGCGATATGAAGAGGTAAGAGATGCCGCAGACAGAGCAGATTTGACTGTTTGGGATGATATAGGATCAGCAGAATATACAAGATATGATTATATCAATTTGCTGGTTCCTATTGAGAGAAGAATACTAGCAGGTAAGTTTAATATATTCACCACTAACTTTACCTCTTATTCAGATGATTTTATAAATAGAGTTGGGGACAGACTGGCTAATCGAATTTGGCAAACTTCTGATATTGTCGAATTAAAAGGTGAAGGAGCGCGAGGCTAATGTTAATATCCGTTCAGATAATCTCAAAAATAATTTCCACAGGTAGTTATTCTCTTATAGAGGACAATCTTCTCACAAAAGAATATTTTTTAGGATATGAAGATGAAATAGAGTTTATCATGGACCATTATCAGAAGTATGGTAATGTTCCAGATGAAGCATCATTCAGAAGTCGATTTCCAGATTTAGATTTATTGGAAGTTACTGAATCAGATAGATACCTTGTAGATACTATACGGGAAGAATATCTGTATAATAAATCTGTGCCTGTAATTCAGAAAGCCGCAGAGTTATTGACAACAGGTAATAGTAATGATGCCGTAGAATATTTACTGAATGAATTTAGGACAACACTACAACCAGATTATGAGTTTCATTCTACAGATATCATAAGCGGAGTTACTGAAAGAATAGAGGCTTCTGAAACCGTCAATGATGATATTGATAGTCGATTTATTCCAACAGGATTTGAAGAAATAGATAGAGAGATGATGGGTTTTCAAAAAGGTGATGAGTTAGTTGTAATCTTTGCGAGAACTAATCAAGGTAAATCATGGGTACTTGAAAAGTTTTGCACAAGTGCAGTAGCAAACGGCTATACAGTAGGTTACTTTTCGCCAGAGATGAATGAGCGAGATATCGGATATAGATTTGACACATTGTATGGAAATATCCCCAATCTTTCTGTTATCTATGGCGCATTTACAGACGCCTTTACACTTGAAGATTATAAGAAGTATGCAGAGAAGTTAAAAGATGTTCCTGGAAAGTTTTATGTTACAAAACCGAAAGACTTTGCGCGGAAAGTGACTGTATCTAAATTAAGAAATTGGGTAAAGTCAGCGCATCTTGATATGCTAGCCATTGATGGTATCACATATTTGTCCGATGAGAGATATAAGAGAGGGGATAGTAAGACAATATCACTCACCAACATAAGTGAGGACTTGATGAGTTTGTCCGAAGAAATGTCAATACCCATTCTTGTAGTAGTGCAAGCTAATAGAGGTGGTGTTGTAGAAAAAGATTCAAATGATACACCAGAGTTAGAGAATATAAGAGATAGTGATGGTATAGCACAAAATGCCAGCGTTGTATTTTCAGTAAGACAGAAGAGGAATACAGAAACAGAAGATTCTACCTTGATAATTGAAAAGAAGAAAGCAAGAATAGGTAAAGTAGGAACATCATTTCATTATATATGGGATATTGATTCTGGTAAGTTTACATACACAGAACCAGAGGAAGTAGAAGAACCAGCAAGAAGAAGGACAAGACGAGAAAAGAAAACTGAGGATAAGATAATCATATCAAAAGGAGAAGCGCCTAGAAAGCGAGAGGAGGATGCATTTTGAAATACATGATTCATAGTTGCCTACAAAGACAGTGGTATGTAGAAAAGTATTTATTGCCGTCTATGTTAGAGCAGGGAATAGACTCACATAATATAATAGTGTGGGAAGATGTAGAAAATATTGGTTGTTTGCGTTCATTTATATCCAGTATAAAGTTTCTTGTAGAGAGTGATGAGATAGGAATGTGGCATCTACAAGATGATGTTATATTAAGTCCATTCTTTAAGCTGATAACAGAGAGAATTCCGCTTGGTGATATTGTTTGTGGATTCTGTCCTTCTATAAATGAAGATGATTCATACGGCAGAGTAAATGTAGAAAAGATGTGGTATTCTTTTCCTTGCATATTTATACCATCATTTGTTGCAGAAGATTTTTATGATTGGTATTTGAATGATGCAGAAAAAGATCCCATGTGTAAGCATTGGATATCTGAAAACAAGTTTGACGATTCATTATTCCACAGATTTTTAGAGCAGTATGAATATAGGATTCCTATATTTAATGTTAAACCAAATATAGTAGACCATGTAGATTTTCTGATAGGTGGTTCTATTGTGAATCATATAAGGTCTTTTGATATGAGAGCCAAATATTGGTATCATAATGATTTGGTAAAAGAACTAGAGGAAAAGATAAATGCTGATAAATAATACACAGTTTGATTGTACTTGCGAGGAAGTTATATCCGAGTTAAGACAACAATTACACGCTAATGGAATAAGACTATTAGAAAAAGATCCCAAACAGAGTGGCGATAATATACAGATACAATGTCCATATCATAAAGGTGGACAAGAAAGAAGATTAAGCGCCGGTGTAAAGAAAGATACAGGTGTCTTTCATTGTTTTGGTTGTGGGGAAACACATCAGTTACCAGAACTTATCTCATATTGTTTTGGACACACAGATGATGTGATGGGAAGTTTTGGATGGCAGTGGTTAGTAAAGAACTATCTGTCAATATCTATCGAAGAAAGAAGGCCCATTAAATTAAATCTTGATAGAAATTCCGCACATAATCAAACAGAGGAAAAATATGTAAGTGAAGAAGAACTGGATTCTTATAGATATATTCATCCTTATTTAGAGCAGAGAGGAATTGTAGATGAAGATGTTATTGAACTTTTTGATTTGGGCTATGACCGCAATACTCATAGCATTACTTTTCCCATCAGGAATATTGAAGGAAGATGTTTGTTTATTGCTAGGCGTAGTGTTAGGAGCAAGTTTTTCAACTATCCGGAAGGAGTAGAGAAACCTCTATATGGATTGTATGAATTACATAAATGCCTACACGATAGAGAAAGAATATTAAAACCCGAGTATGTAAATCCTAATGATGTATGGGTTTGTGAATCAATGATAGACTGTATATTGTTGTGGCAAAGTCATAGATGGGCAGTAGCTATGAATGGACTAGGCAACAAACTAGCATTACAACAATTACAAGATTTACCAGTTAGAGCATTAGTATTAGCCACAGATAATGATGAGGCCGGATTAAATGCTAGGGACAGAATAAAATCTATCATAAAAAATAAAATCATATATGAAGCAATATTGCCTAGAAACAGAAAGGATATAGGGGAATGTACTCCAGAGGAAATACAGAATATAAAAGTGGTTCTATGACGATAGTTTTTCTTCCATATTGTGCATCTATGTGGGATAGTATGGCAGAATACTATGAGGAGTATAAAAGAAAGTCATTCAAGGTGTTAGTTATGCCTATTCCTTATTATGGTAAAAATAGTGATAGGGAATTTGATACTATGTATTATGATGGCGATAAGTTTAGGGAGTTAAATATATGTCCTACTGACATTGTAGATTATAAGCAGATAGATTTACAGGAACTTCATCCTCATACCATTTTTATTCATAATGGATATGATAATATGAATATTATTACCTCTGTGGATCCTGCTTATTATTCAAGTAAATTATTGGACTGCACAAACAATTTAATCTATGTGCCATATTTTACTTCCGAATATGTTGATTCTCATTTTATAAATGTGCCAGGAGCGAAGAACGCAACAAAAATAATAGTAGAATCAGACTTGCAGAAGCGCCAATATTTAGATGTTCTTGGAGCAAAGAATATTGAAGTACGCCGCTCATCAAAAGAGTGGTGTTTAGAGAATAGTAGTTTGATTGTACCAGATGAATGGAAGAAAAAGATAGGTGAAAAGAAAGTGGTGTTTTTCAATACAGGTATCATATCTTTTTTAGATAGAAAGAATAGTTACTTATTAGAAATGACAAAAGATATTCTTTCTTTTCATAATATAGAAGATGCAATATTATTATGGAGACCGCATCCCCTGTTAAGACAGACAATAATAGCAACCGCGCCAGATATGGTAGATGAATACGATAGAATAGTAGAATGGTATAAGAAAGAAGAAATCGGAATATATGATGATTCACCAGATTTGCAGAGAGCATTATTACTAGCAGATGAATATTATGGAGATCCATCATCATTAATGTTCTTATTTAATAAAATGAAAAAGCCTGTGAAAATTCGATAAATTCCTATTGCAATTAAAAATTAAATGTGTTATAGTGCATTTACAGTAACACAACAACAAAACTTTTCAACACAACACACACAACAAACACGAAAGGAGAAACAAAATGGCAAAAATCAGTAAGTCCCAGATGGTTTACATCAGCGAAGCAAAGGTAAGAAAAGAACTGGAAAAGAGAAATCTCACTACGAAGCAGGCGTCACTTCAGATGGGTCATAATGCTGGATATCTTACCCACAAGTTTGCTACTGGTTATTTCTCAATCACTGACACACTTCTTTTTGATTCACTTTTCAACATTCCTGTTGATTCATATGGTCGACCTGCTGAGGAGGAAGAAGAAGATGAGCAGGAAGAGCAGACCACACCTCAGATTGTAGTCAATCCTGTTGTTGATGTTAAGATTGACTATGACAAACTTTCCGATGTAATTTATAGGGCAGTCTATGCCGCTTCATATGAAGCCTTTAAGAAAGCCTTAGAGAATGATACAACCAACACAACCACAACAACCAACGAGTAAAGAGAGGAGAACAAAACTATGGCAGCAAACACAGTAGCAGAACCCGGAACTATTGGACAGGTCTATGAGCACCGCAAGACACACAAGATTGGTGTTCTTGAAAGCAGAGAGACCAAGTACAAGACCCTGATGTTCAGAGATAAGAATGGTGGATCCTTTACAACCACTTACTCTACATTCAGAAGTGACTGGCGTAAGTATGCCGGGGACGAGGTTATTCAGACTTCTACACAGGCAGAGGAGAAGAAGCCTGAGAAGAAGCCCGCAGAAAAGCCTGTTAAGGAGAAGTCAGAGAAGAAGCCCGATAAGAAGAAGGAGAATCGGGAAGAGATTGAGGCTCTTACTGAGGAGACCAAGAATCTTGTTACTGCTATCCTTGAGAAAGCCAAGAAGGATCTTGTTGTGAAGATTGGTGGGCATGGGGGAAAGATGAATTGTGTCCGCGTCAAGAACGGCAGAAAGAATCTCTTTGAGATTTGGTTGCACAAGGAAGCCTTTGAGTTTTTCACTAACAAGGAACTTTGGGACGCTATGGAGTTTCCTGAGAAGTTTGGTGATGTGAAGGCAGAGATCCATGAGAACTTCAACCTGAAGTACAAAGCCGTTTTCAATGAGAAGGCATTGCAGGCAGTTATCAAGATTGCAGTTGCCGCAGTTTAAGAAAGGAGAACAGTATGGGACGCTTCGGATATGAAGATGCAGAAAGATATGGGGGAAATGGTACAGGTGGCTACTTCTCTCTGAAAGATGATGGTGATGTAGCCAGAGTACATATCCTCGGTAACGATATGAATGACTTTTACGGATATGCCGTGCATGATGTAGAAGTAGATGGCAAGCACCGTTGGGTGAACTGCCTGAGAAATTACAATGATCCCATTGATGCTTGTCCGTTCTGTAAAGCAAAGAAGCAGGTTAAAGCAAGACTGTTCATTCCGCTTTACAATATCGAAGCAAAGGAAGTGCAGATTTGGGAGAGAGGGAAGAACTTCTTTAGGGAACTTTCCAGTTATTGTGCAAGAAATCCCAAGGTCGCATCTGTTGTTACAGAGATTGAGCGGCGAGGAAAGAAGGGTGATACTTCTACTACATATGGTCTGTATAAGGTAGAAGATAGCAATAAGACCCTTGAAGATTTCCAGGACCAGATTCCTGAGATTATCGGCATTTATATTCTTGATAAGACTGAGGAAGAGATGCAGTATTATCTTGACAGGGGTGTATTCCCGGGTGACGATAACAAGGATGAACCTATTAGACGCCGTTCTTCATCAGACAGAGATGATAGGCGAGATGATAGACGCAGGCCTGACAGAAGATCCGCAGAGGATGCCTATTAAGTAGTTTTCCCATGATTGTCCGTTGAACAGGGTTTTCGCGCTTTGTACCCGAGAGCCGGACAGTGCTGAATAAGTGTTCATGAATAAAGCACATACCTCTTTTATGAAAGGTTTTTACTATGGCTTTGTTTGATATCCCTACAACAAGAACCACAAGAGAAGATGATGCCGCACTATTAAAGAAGATGAATAAGAAAGTGAAGGCACCAAGTGTTGTTAGAGGTGGGAATGATATATCCACAAAGATATCAACAATCAAAGCGATGGTAGAAACTCATCTTGGTAAGTTTAGAGATGAGTATATTATTATTCAAGATGAAGAAACTCTCCATAGTTACATAGACGCATCCATTAAGACGGGCGTATTGTCAGTCGATACAGAAACTACAGGACTTGATCCACTTCAAGATGATTTAGTTGGAGTATGTATATACACAGAGGGTGAAAAGGCAGCATACATTCCTGTAGGTCATAAATCTTATATCACAGGTCAGTTATCAAAGAATCAGTTATCCCTAGAAACAGTAGGTAAAGAGTTTTCTCGCATTGTTAATGGTGTGAAAATCATCATGTTTAATGCGGCCTTTGATATGCGATTTATCAAGAATCATCTCGGAGTAGAATTGATTTGTGATTGGGACTGCTATTTAGCATCCCGTCTTTTGAATGAGAATGAACCTAGCAAGGGATTGAAAGCACTCCACAAGAAGTATATTTTGCGCGGAGAAGAAGATGCATTTAAGTTTGATGATTTATTCAAGGGGATGAATTTCGCTTTTGTCCCCGTAAATACTGCATACTTATATGCTGCCCATGATGCTATTATCACATATGAATTGTATAAGTATCAGTTACCTTTCTTATCTCCAGATAATGTAGAGTGCAAGACAAGGGGACTGACAGATGTAGCATGGGTATTCCATAATATTGAGATGCCTTGTGTAAAAGTAGTTGCAGATATGGAAGATACTGGTGTTGCGTTTGATTTATATTATGCGGCACAGTTAAAGGAAAAGTATTCTGTACTTATAGATGAGAAGCAAAAGGAAGTCTATAAGTTGATAGATATGTATAGGGATGAGATAGAGAAGTATTGTATAAAGACCACAAACAATAAACTTGATGATCCAATTAATATAGATTCACCTACCCAGCTTGCGATTCTTTTGTATGATATCATTGGCGTAAAGTCTGTAGATAAGAAGTCACCAAGGGGGACAGGAGAAGATATCTTAAAGAAGATAGATTTACCTGTATGTAATGCAATACTTGAATATAGAGCCTATAAGAAATTGATGAGTACCTATATTGATAAACTTCCCGAGTGTGTGAATAAGAAAGACGGACGCATACATTGTAAGTTTAATCAGTATGGAGCTGACACCGGAAGATTCAGCAGTCAGGATCCTAATTTGCAGAATATTCCTTCTCATAATAAAGATATCCGAAAAATGTTTGTAGCAAGTCCTGGTTATGTTCTTATGTCAGCAGATTATAGTCAGCAAGAACCAAAAGCCATGACAATGATGTGCGGCGATCCAAAGATGATAGATGCTTATAAGCATGGAAAGGATTTGTATGCAGAGATTGCGGCTTTGTCTTTTAATACCACTTATGAGAATTGCCTTGAGTTTAGGCCGGATGGAACCACAAATCCCGAAGGTAAAAATCGTAGGTCCCAAGCAAAGAGTATTCTATTGGGTGTGCTTTACGGAAGAGGAGTACCGAGTATTGCAGAGCAGCTTGGAACTACTACTAACAAGGCGCAGGCGATAAAAGATTCTGTATTTAAGGGATTTCCTGCTATTGAGCAGTTTGAGCAGGATTCATTACAGATGGCAGAAGATTTAGGATATGTTACTACATTGTGGGGCAGAAAGAGAAGATTGCCTGATATGCAGTTACCAGACTATGAGTTTACATGGAAAGATGGTGTAGCCCCAGATGATGATCCTCTTAACTTTGATGATGAAGAAGAGGAAATGGCAGAAGTGCCGGATGAGTTGATTCATAGGTACTTGAAGAAATTGAGAAGTACCTGGGGTAGTAAGAAGATAGATATATTCCAAGAAGCAAACGCAGAAGGAGTATGGATTGTAGATAACACAAAGAAAAAGGCGGATGCTCAAAGACAATGTGTAAATGCTAGAATCCAGGGAAGTGCCGCTGATATGTCGAAGCTGGCTATGATAAAGATAGGAAATGATCCTAGACTGAAAGAATTAGGATTCAGAATGTTAATTCCTGTTCATGATGAAATTATAGCAGAGTGCCCTAAAGAAAATGCAAAAGAGGCCTCTGAAAGATTTTCACAGTTAATGAGTGAAGCACCTGGGGAAAAGTTTACAATTCCTATAAACTGTGATGTAGAAATAACAGAGCAGTGGTATGGAGAAAGAGTGGAAGTATGACCGATGCGGAATATATTCAGAAGCAGAAGTTTCAGGTAGACCTCATAATAAATAATCTGGAAAATTTAGTAAATGCAAAGTCTGTGGATGATGCGGATTTTTTACATTCAATGATACAGAAAGAATTATTGGATGTATATGCTAACACAATCCAGCACAAGTTTACATTGTCTAAAATCAATATTTATCAGGACTAACTTATGTATAATTATGCCGTTTTAATATGCACACATGGTAGACCTTATGCTCAACATACTCTCAATACTTTGAGAAGATGTGGATATACTGGAAAAATATATCTTATTCTTGATAATGAGGATGAAACATATCCAGAGTATCATACTAATAAAGATTATACTGATATATGGGTATTTGATAAGCAGTTCTATATAAACGAGATTGATACTGGTGTTCTTGAGCCTAAAAGAAAAGCCATTCTTTATGCAAAAAGTGCCTGTGAAAGTATAGCAACAATGCATTTAGGACTTGATGCTTTTGTTATAGCAGATGATGATATAACTGGATTTAGATACAGATATGAAGATGGAAATAGTTTGCGCTCACTTCCAATAACTCAA